TATTTGAGAATCGTTATTCATTTTCTGGTATCTCTTTCCTATCTATGTCTGGTGATAAAGACTATAATCAGGCACCAAATACTGCAGTCATTGATGAAAAAGAAATGGTGAAAAAATATGGTGCAGCGTCTATCTTTGCATCAGGTCTTGTTGTAGATGCATTGAAAGTATTCCCTAACCTATGGGATGCTTGTTCTACTGCACAAGGTTTTGGTATGGATATTAGTTTGGAATCATCAGAAAATTCTGCCAGACAGGATTGGGTACGCCGATTTGAAAACTTTGCTACTAGTTACCTTAAGGGTGATATTAAGAAAACAGAGCATTGTTTAAAGGATGCATATCTATTCCACAAATGGAATAAAATTCAACAACATTTACAGCTTCCTAATTGGAATGAAGATCTCACAGAACAAGTATTTACCGATGTGGATACTATGGCTGCAGCAGCATGTGCTGGTGGGGCATGTGAAATTGATTTCTAGTCCTTGTGTAAAAATCTGCACTTTGATAGATAACATTTGTATAGGATGCGGTAGATCACCCTCGGAAATTAGAGAGTGGTTTACTGCATCCGATGCACGTAAAGAAGAAATAAGGAAAATCAGTGGAAAACGAATTCAGAATTGAATGTGAAGAATGTGATAACATCACAATTATTCTAGTAGAATCTAGTGATACTCCTGAATTTTGTCCTATCTGTGGACGAAGAGCGAACGTAGAGGACATTTCAGAACCTAATATATAAGTATATGTGGTATTATAATGAAAAGTCTTACGAAGAAACTCCAGAAGAATATCAAGGATTTGTATATCAAATTACCGAACTTGATACCGGTAAAAAATATATTGGTAAAAAGAACTTTTGGAAACCAAAAATCTTACCAAAGAACTCTAAAAGGACTAGACGGGTACGAACTCGTGTTGAGTCCGACTGGCGCACTTACTTTGGTAGTAGTGAAGAAGTCCAATTGCTTGTTGAAGAAAAAGGTAAAGAAAACTATAAAAGAGAGATTCTTCGCCTTTGTCAAACAAAGGGCGAGATGTCGTACTATGAAGCAAAACTCCAATTTGAAAGGGACGTACTACTCAGCAATGAGTACTACAATTCGTTTATCGGATGCAAGATACACAAGAGACATTTACCCAAAAACTTATCGAATACTACGGTGATCGATTAGTTGATCCAAACATGTATCCAAATACCTTTGACTATCAGGTAAGGATCTTTATGTTTATAAAAAAAATTACCAATAAATGAAATTAACTATGTACATTGTCTAAAAAATAGTATATAATAATCCTATAATAAAGATAGGAGCTATATTATGTTAAATACTACCAAGACAAGTTTACGTTATTCTCGTTCATACATCGGCACAATTGATTTCTCTAATCAATCAGATCTCGATATGTTGGCAAAACTAAAAGATTTCGTATACAATCAAGTCAATCAATATTGTGAGCGTAAGCTTCGTATTGTGGTACGTGGTAGACAACCAAAAGTAAAAATGGTGGCGCCACAGGGTTATTGTGTTCCAGGTTCAGTAGGCCCTGTGAAATATAATTACCATGGTAATATTGTCGGTGGCATACAAAATGCTACACAGGCAGACATTTACATCTATAAGCGTTAGGATATATTATGATTATAGTCGACTTCAGTGGCATTGCTATAGCTACAATTGCTGTCAATAAAGTTAATGATGAAAATATGCTTCGACATATGATGCTTAATTCTCTTCGTATGTATAATAAGAAGTTTCGTAAAGAATACGGTCAAATGATTCTTGCTTGCGATTCTTCTTCATGGCGTAAGGAATACTTTCCTCAATACAAAGCAAATCGCCGCAAAGGCCGTGACGAATCAGACTTTGATTGGGCGGAAGCATTTCGTATTATGCATCTTGTGACAGATGAGATACGTGAAAACTTTCCATATAAAGTAATTAAAATGGATAGTTGTGAAGCAGATGATATTATTGGCACTCTTGTGCAAAACACACAGGAGTTTGGTCAATATGAAGAAGTAATGATCGTATCATCAGATAAGGATTTTCTTCAATTACAACAATATCCTAACGTTCGTCAGTGGTCTCATATGCAAAAGAAAGAACTAAAGGATAGTAGCCCTAAAGTCAATCTAATGGATAAGATTCTATCTGGTGATGCCGGCGACGGTATACCCAATGTGCTATCACATGATGATACGTTTATTAATGGTGATCGACAAACGCCTCTATCAAAAAAGAAAAAACAAGCTATGATCGAAGATCTAGCCGAAGGTGAGTTACTCTATGCAGCTTCATGGTATCGTAACTATTGTCGTAATGAAACACTTATTGATTTAACAAAGACTCCTGATAATCTAAAAAATCAAATCATTGGAGAATATAATATTGCGGTACCTGCTGAAAATAGGTCCCGTGTATTTCCATATCTTATAAATAAAAATATGAAAATGCTAATTGAATCAGCAGAGGAATTTCTATAAAATGAGTAAATATGTATTTGAAGTTTTGCAAGAAGTAGCAAAGCAAAAATTGAAAGAAGACAAGGTTCGTATTCTAAAGGAAAATGAATCTTGGGCACTGAAGGATGTATTAAGAGGCACATTTGATGCTCGAGTAGTATGGAACTTGCCTGAAGGTACACCACCTTATCAAGCGTCAGAGCCAAATAATCATCCAGCAAATCTTATTCGAGAAAATACTAAGTTTAGATACTTTGTAAAAGGTATCAGAGACGGTGATAATCTTCCAGCATTTAAAAGACAAAAACTATTTCTTGGTATGCTTGAAGCTATTCATCCAGAAGATGCGAAGGTGGTGATTGACATGATCAATAAAAAGCCACCCAAATATATTACTCGCCCTATTGTAGAGGAGGCTTTTCCTGGTCTACTCCAGTAAATATATTTCTCTATCTTTAACTCTAACTGCGAGTGCTTACTTTCGTATGCGCTCGTTTTTCTTTAAAGGAACTCACATGCCAATTATTCAACTCGAAAGACTTAAGAACGATCTTATTGAACTTGAAGCCTATGCTGCAAAATTAATGCAAAAGGGTAGGAATTCTGAGGCACAAAATATTCTTAAGAAGAGAGAATTTATGGTTCGAACGTTAACATCAAATGGAGTTCAACTTTCCACTTAGAAAAAAATTTAACTGTGTACAGCCAGTCTAAAATTTGTTATAATATATTATGAAAAACAAAATGATAATAGTGTAGGTGTGGTATCCGGATTATGAATATTTTTATACTTGATAAAGACCCAGTTATAGCTGCTCAATTACAATGTGACAAGCATGTTCCCAAAATGGTAGTGGAATCTGCTCAAATGTTGTCTACTGCTCATCGTGTACTAGATGGTAAACTTATGCGTAAGCCATCTAAATCAGGTAAAACGATGGTCAAATACTGGGATCTATACGAAGGTGCTGATGATCTCGAAGCAGAGTTGTTATACTATAAAGCAGTCCATGTAGGCCATCCTTGTACTGTATGGACTATGGAATCAAATAGTAATTACAATTGGCATTACCAGCATTTTATTGCCTTATGTGAAGAGTATACATATAGATATGGAAAAGTACATAAGACTGCACGCGTACTTGGTAGTGCCTTGTATTCTACTCCGCGGAATATTCCAAAGGGACCAATGACTGAATTTCCTCTTGCAATGAAGTCAAATCCCGAATGTTTTTTCTGGGGGGATCCTGTTAAGTCTTACAGAGCTTTTTATCAAACAAAACAAGATCGATTTAAAATGGCCTGGACAAAGCGTCCTGTACCAAAATGGTTTATGGAGAAATGTAATGGATAAATTGGATCAAATTGAAGTAATTGAAAATGAAGTAACATATGCAAAATCATGTTTGCAGCCACATGACACAGGCCATATTAATACTGCTATTAGTTGGATGGAAAAAAGAGTTGCTGCTATAAAGGAAGAGATTCGAGAAGATGCCAACTTACACATTAAAAGATATTAAGACTCAAAAAGAGCACGATATCACATGTTCTTATAGTGAATTACAAGAGATACTTAATGCACAACCAGACTTAATTAAAGTGCTATCAACACCATCTTTTGTATCATCTCTTAAGACGCACGCTAATTCAAAAACCGGTGATGGCTGGAAAGATCTTTTAAAAAGGATAGACAAAGGTGCCGGTAAACATAGTAAGATTAAAACATGACCAGTAAATCAAAAGCTACACTCAATGATTTGGTAATTCATGAACCAATTACTGAAAATCAAATAAAGGCTTATCAAGCATGGGATGACGGTGATAATCTAGTCTTAGCGGGATCTGCTGGTACTGGGAAAACTTTTGTTGCTATGTATCTAGCACTTGAAGCAATGTTGGAAAAGGCAGCACCATATAATAAGATCTTATTATTTAGATCTGTGGTACCTACCCGTGATATAGGATATTTACCAGGCAGTCTTGATGAAAAGAAAGCTCCATACGAATTGATATATCAGGGAATGTGCACACAGCTTATTGGTGATAATGCTGGATATAATAGGCTTGTGACGTCAAAACAGCTCGAGTTTCATACGACATCATTCATCAGAGGTATGACAATTGATAATGCCGTTATCATTGTAGATGAAATGCAAAACCTTAACTTTCATGAACTCGATTCCGTTATTACTCGCGTTGGTGAAAACTGTCGTATTATTTTTAGTGGAGATTATAATCAGTCAGACTTTAAAGATGGATATGAAAAAGAAGGTGTGCAAAAATTCTTAAGAATTGTTGAGCATCTGAAACACTTTACTATTATTCAATTTGGTTGGCAGGACATTGTTCGTTCTGACTTCCTTCGAGACTATATTATGGCAAAAGAAATGTTAGGTTACAAATAATGGAGTTTATACATGAAACCGTCGATCTTGGATACAATGATTTGGTTGCAGATACACAGTCAACAGGTAGAACATATGTTACTCCTGACGGTACTCGGTACCCTAGTATTACAACAGTATTAAGTATCTTAAGCGAAGATTCTATACGTGCATGGCGAGCTCGTGTGGGTGAAGAAGAAGCTAATAAGGTAAGTACTAAGGCGGCCGGGCGCGGTACTCTAGTACATTCAATTATTGAAAGGTATTTGTTAAATGAAGACACAAATGAATTTCTTCCACACATTAGACAATCTCTCGAAAATGTTCGTCCAATCCTTGATGAAAGACTTGGAAAAATATTTGGTCTTGAGGTACCTCTTTATTCTGCTCATCTTGGGCTCGCTGGTAGAGTCGATTGTGTTGCTGAGTTTGATGGTGTACCCTCTATCGTAGACTTTAAAACATCTAAACGAGTAAAGAAAAAAGAATGGATATCAAGTTACTTTGCACAAATGGCTGGATATGCTGTTATGTGGGAAGAACGTACTGGTATACCAATCACAAATACAGTAGTTATTATGGATGTAGATGATAATGAACCTTTGGTTTTTAAGGAGCATCGCGATAATCACATTAAGATGCTCATCAACACTAAAAAAGAGTATGACCGCCGTAAACTATTTGGGCATTAATTTATAAGTAGTTGTTTTTAAATGAAAACAAAATGCACTTTTTAGTGTACATTTGCTTCAAAATAGTGTATAATATATCTATAAAATGAAAAGAGGAGATATATTATGAATAAGCCAATTTCAAACGCAGCATATAAGCGAATGATTAATACACTAACACCTGACAGACAGCGTGAAAGTGTCGAGCGTATGCTTCGTGTTATTCCAGTTTGGCTGATGGAAGAAACATCTCGTCCAATTCAAAACGAAAAAGTTATCAAGCGTCTCGAGTCTCGCCTCAAGCAAGTTCGGCTGATGATGTCTTCTATCATTGCAAATGGAAGGGTTGTATAATGACAATTTATCTAGATATGGATGGCGTGATTGCCGATTTCTTTGGCGGTGTAGCTAAAAAGTTTGGTGTTGACCATTGGAAATCAATTCAAGACCGTGAAATTGCCTTTGCTACTCTATCTAATACTGACTTCTTTTACAATCTTGATATCTTTCCTGAGACAAATTCAATTGTTAAATTTGTCAAAGAAATTTCTGATGGTGATTGGGGTATCTGTTCATCACCAATGCGAGGTGATATCATGAACTCAGCTTATTGGAAAAGACTGTGGTTAGAGCGTTGGGATATTACTCCACCTCTAGTAGAGAATATGATCTTTACTTCTAATAAGCATAAGTATGCAATGAATAAATTAGATCGTACGCGTAATATTTTGATTGATGATAAACTACAAAATATTGATCGTTGGAATCAAGCTGGCGGTATTGGTATTCGCTTCCAGTGTAATGAAGATGATACTAATGAATATTTATTTCCAGCTATTAGAGAGGCACTACAGAATGCAAATCGGTGAACTATTGAATTTAAGAACAGAGTTTGAAAATATTACAGCAGATTTTAAATTTGCTGAAGGATATTCAGGTTCTGATATAAATAGTCTTAATTGGTTTATTGACAATGGGCATAAGTCTAATTCACTTCGTGATGGATTCACAAAAGCTCTGCAAATTGCAGAGGTAATCATAACGGAGTACTATAATGACAGAGCCGACGAAGGAAGCAATAGCAGCAGCACGGAAGACTATTGATGGTCTAGATGATGCTGACACCAATGGTGATGGCCATATCACTGCAGAAGAGCTTGATATGCACCTTGAGTTCAGAAGAAAAGAACTTGAAGATGCAGATGCACAAAGAGATGCTATGAGAAAAATGACTTGGTTTGCATTATTTGGTATGTTACTCTATCCTGCCATTATCTTAATCACTACGATTATGGGACAGGATAAAGCAGCACAACTCATTAGTGATATTGCTCCAACTTATTTTGTCTCTATTTCTGTTTTGGTTGCCGCCTTTTTTGGTGCTGATGCAGTCAAAGGTAAAGCAGCGCCACCTAAGAAGTAGATATATAATATTAGTTATGTAATAAAGTGAGTAATTATGAAAAGATTGATTTACCAGGTTGCTGTTGGCGCAAAGTCTAGACTATATCATCACTGTATTGGTTCTGTTGCAAAATACTGCGATAAACATAATATTGATCATATTGTCCAACAAGTGCCTATCCTTAAAATTAAACCAGATATCTTTACTACAAATCGTAGTAAAGAATCATATGAGAAACATGGCGGATTCCTTCCTATCTATGAGAAGGAAAACGCCTTTTCTTATTTTGACAAGTATGATCAAATTGCTATTATCGATGCAGATATCTGGATTCGGCCAAACTCACCAAACATCTTTGAGGATATAAAAGTTGGTTCTGATTTTGGTGGTGTCGTAGAAGGCTCTATGCCTATCATGCCTTGGTACGCACAAAAAATTCAAAATTATTCTAGAATGCAATATGGTAATTTACCTAAAATTCCATGGAAACGCGATGCCCATGGTGGTTTCCCATTTATGAACATGGGCATGATGGTTATGAATAAATCATTTGCAAAATATCTTAATGGTCAAACCCCAGAACAATTTATTCGTAGACAAGAGTTTAAAATGTTTGTAGATGGCATGGGACCATATAAATGGTCTACCGATCAAACTCTACTTAATTATTGGGTTAATACGTGTGGTATGACTGTTGAGAAAATGAACTGGAAATGGAATGCCCTTTATACCGCAATTGATAACGACAAGATAAAAGAAGCTAATTTTGTACACTTCTTTCTAAAAGATAAATTGCCAAATCGCGGCGAAAATATAAAAGAATTAATGACTCATGTTGCTTGATAAAAAACTATTTGTACATATTCCTAAGAATGCTGGATGCACAATTAGATTGAATCCAGAAATTAGCTGTTATGTGATTGACGCTAGTCCAAAAACGCATATTAATAAAGAATACACAGAAGATCTTTTAAAGACTATGAATGCAATTGGTGATCACCACGGATTTGCGCATGCTCGCTGGAAAGATTTTAAGGTTAAATTAAGACAACAATATCAGGCATTTACGATTATACGTAATCCGTGGGATCGAGTAGTATCACGCTACTTTTTTGCAAAGAAGACAATTGAGATTGAAAAGAAAAATCCACCTGACTATGCAGACATTTCTTCATTCGAAGCATTTTTAGAAGAAAGACATAAGTGGGCAAATAAACCATATATGTGGCATAGAGCTATTCGTGGATGGTACAATCAATTAGATTATGTTATAGATGAAAATGACAACATTTGCTGTGATATTCTAAGACAAGAAAAACTTGCATTTGATCTTAAATCATATCTTAAAATTATGGATATGCCTAGATCCCGCAACGTAACTGGGCTTAATAAAGACTATCGAACTATCTATACGCCGCAAACCATTCAAATTGTAGCAGACTGGTATAAAAAAGATATAGATACTTTTGGATTTGATTTTGATACAACAGCCACTAAAAATATTTGGAGTAAATTTTAATGCTTACCGCCGTTCTTGAAGGAATTATTACCCTCGATCAGTTTTATAGTTCAATTCGCTCTCAACAAGAAGCTCATCACGGTAAAGAATATTGTGCGCATCATGATGCAATTAAAAAATATGCAGAAGGATGTGAGTCGTATAAAGAGCTTGGTACGCATCAGGGTGCAACCGCCGCTGCAGCTATTTTTGCTGGTTTTAAACGTGTGACTCTCGTTGATATGGATCATTATAAGATTCGACCAAATCAAAAAATATTTGAAACACATTGTATGCTTAAAAATATTCAGCTTGATATTATTGAATCTGATTCATTGCACGCACGTACAGTGAGCGATGTTGATATGCTATTAATTGATTCACGTCATACGTATGATCACTGTAAAAAAGAATTGGCTTTACATGGAAGTTCAGTAAAGAAATATATTGTCTTTCATGATACTGCTTCTATACCAGGAGTAAAGCGCGCCGTAGTAGAATTTATAGACAAAAATAAAGATTGGGAAGTACTTGAACATTATCCTAAGAATGTAGGATATAGCGTGATTGGAAGAAAATAATGAATACGTTTTTTGACCTAGGAGCAGGATCTGGCGATGATATTAAAGGATTTTATGAACTTAATGAGTCACATAAAGACTGGTCAATACATGCCTTTGAAGCAAACACCGACCGCTCATCGAAATTGAAAAAAAGATATCCAGAAATAACAGTGGTTGAAGCGGCTGCTGGCACTTTTAATGGCACTGGCACGTTCTATAAAGGACACAATCAAAATGGATTCTCTTTAAAGAGAGCAAAGATTGGTAATTTAGGAAAACAGGAAAAAGTACCTGTTGTTGATATTTGCGAATATATAAAGAATACTTGCGCACAAGATGATCAAATTTGTATGGTTATTGATATTGAGGGCGGTGAATATGAGATAGTAGATGCTCTAAAAGAGTCGGGTGTTATTGACTGGATTGATGATTTATATATTGAATTCCATGGCAATAAGTTATCTGGTTTTGATATGAATATTGAAAATGAAATGGTAGAATATCTTATTAATAAATTTGGTGATAATGTATACATCTATCGTAAACATCAGCATGAGCAATTTCTTAAATTAAATGCCGAGGGATTATGAAGTCTTTTGTAATTACTTTAGATGACAATGTTGTATCAGAAAAAGGTGCTGAAAATTTAATTGCATCATCTAAAAAATTTAACAACGATTTTACTATCGAGAAATTTGACGCAATTACTGGTTCAATGGTTTATACAATTATGGCCGGTAACGGTCTCAAGTGGAAGTATCCATGGCAAGGTAAAGAAACGGATCTTAAAACTGGTTTAATTAAGTCTGCTTATCAAACTGAAGTAAAAGAAAATAGAATTGCGTGTGCACTGAGCCATTGGCTGTTATGGCATAAGTGTAATACGCTTAATGAGCCAATTCTTATTTTAGAGCATGATGCTATCTTTATTCATAAACTCGATTATAAGTCAATTCTTAAAAGTAACTATGACATTATTGGAATTAATAGTCCAGCATCAGCTACTCGACGGGCACATCAGTTCCACGATATTATACAGAGTAAACCAGCCTGGATCCAACCTGTGCCAGATATTGATGAATTTAATGTTCCACAAGGATTAGCTGGAAATTCAGCATATATAATTAAACCTGCTGGAGCTAATAATCTATTGAAGGCAGTAATGGATCACGGTCTATGGCCGAATGATGCTTTGATGTGCAAACAGATTATTCCTCGTATGGGTGTAACTAAAGTTTATTTTACTCGAGTCCAAGGACTCCCATCAACAACGGTGTATTGATATGAAAGCCTTCGTTATAACAATTATGGACAATGATAAGTCTGTACAAGCAGCGATGCGCTGTATGAAATCTGCAGAAAAATATGGATTATATGTTGAGCATCATACTGCATTTACTCCTAAAGATAAACCTTGGGAAATCTTACATAAAAAAGGTATTTCTCCGCACGGTTTTGTTGAAAGATATTCTCGTCTAGAAAACTGTATGGCGTGTTTTCTTTCACATCATTCTCTATGGGAAATGTCTGTGAAAAATGATGAAACAATTGTAATATTTGAACATGACGCAATTGTAACTGGCGAAGTTCCTATTTATGAAAAGTTTGATGGATGCTTGACATTTTCAAAGCCGTCATATGGACAATACAATACACCAATTAAAATAGGAGTAGATGGGTTAGTTCAAAAGCAATATTTTGGCGGCGCGCATGGTTACATGGTTAATCCAAATGGTGCAAAAGAGTTTATTAAAAAGGCACAAACCCACGCGTCTCCGGCAGATGTGTTTATTAATTTAAATAATTTTCCATGGTTACAAGAATATTATCCTTGGGTATGTATGGCTGCAGATAGCTTTACTACAATCCAAAAAGAAGACGGCTGTCAAGCAAAACACAATTATAAAGATGGATATGAGATAATCGATGCCTAAGATGCCCGAAAAATTAATTATTACCGGTTGTGATGAGAAAACTGAATGGCAATTGCCATGGTTTCTAGAAAATTACTTTAAACATAATAAACTTCCAGTTGCTATTGCTGATTTTGGTATGTCAGAGAATATGCTGAGATTAGTGCGTTCTCGATTTGCAACATTCTGTACTCTTAATCTAAAACCCGAAGAAGAATTAAAAGGTTGGTTTCTAAAACCAGCCGCTATGTATGCTGCACCTGGTAAATCATGCTTTTGGATTGATACAGATTGTCATGTACTTGGTAACATTGAAGGTATGTTTAATTATGTGGTACCAAACAAACTGACAATGGCAATCGATAGACCATGGTTAAAACGCCGTAAAGAAGAATGGCATAATTCCGGTGTTGTAGGATTTTATCAAAAACCCGATATTTTAAGACAGTGGGCAACTTCTGTACAAGAGAATCCTAAAGACGGAGATCAAGAAGTGCTTCATTCTATTCTCAATCCTATTACCAAAATGACATATATAAATGAGTTGCCAAATGAATATAATTGGCTAAGACTGCAGGTTGAAGCTGATGGTGAAGACAGCCCCAATAAAAAGATTATGCATTGGACGGGTGCAAAAGGTAATGATCGTATTAGAGGATTAATGAAAATTTCGGAGGTTATACAAAATGGCTAGAACTGTACACGTTATTGGTAATGGTGATGCCGCAGTTTTTTATAATGAAGCGCCAAGAAAAGGTTTAAAGTTGGCGTGCAATTTGGCTCCATTTAATATTGATAACCTATATGCTTCATGTATGGTAGACTTTAAGATGATGAAGACTATTCATAAAGGCGGCGTGGAAGTACCTGGTGAATGGATTTTAGGTGCAAGACCAAAAGTGTACATGGAAAAGAATCCAACTTTTCATATGCAAAAAACTGGTCAAATTAAAATGTTCTATACTAAATTGCCTAAGTATGCCGCCAACTATACAGATTTTAATTGTGGTCACATGGCTGTATACTTTGCAGCACAGCACCTAAAGGCAGAGAGAATCCATATGTATGGATTTGATTCAATCTTTGATTTTAATTTAAGAAGTTATACTGATCTTGTTATTAATTCAGATCGTGGTAATATGAATAATAATCGATTGGCTACTAATTGGAGACCTCTTTGGCAAAACATGTTTAAAGATTTCAATGGGACAGGCAAAGAACATAAGTGTGAATTTGTTTTACATCATATGCATAACAATCTTAAATTTAAAGTTGGTGATAATGTTGTGATTGAAAAGTACGGTAAAAGAGGCGAAATTCCTACTCCAACTAAAAAATTAAATGAACCAGATTGGCAACCTCCTGCTGATGGCGTAATGTAAAATAACTGTGTACATGCGCGCAAAAGCATGATATAATAAATCTATAATCGAAAAGGGAGCTGATTATGATTTTTGTAGAAGGCGGAAGTAAAAGACAAAGAGAGATTGCCTTTGAATGCGCAGAGTTTGCATGGAAATCTCTAATGCCTCGTATCAAAAAATGTGAAGTAAATATCAGTCTTATGAAGTTAAAGGGCTATCATGGCACGTGTCTCGATATTGGTATAAGAGAATTTCAAATAGATATCGATAAAAAACTTGGCTTAAATGATGACTTTACAACCACTATTTTTCATGAGATGGTACACGTTAAGCAATTAGTTTATAAAGAGTTTTTTACTGAATGCAATTTTTACAGCAGTCATGAAGAATATATGAATCTACCATGGGAGATAGAAGCATATGAATTACAGGAGGTTTTATTAAAACAATGGCAGAATTTCAAGATCACCAACAATCGGAAACGGAACTTTTTCGGAGGGAAATTATGAATAGAGACGGACATATTGAACTTCTTGAAAACAATGTAAAAGAACTTCAAGGTCAATTACAGAATGCATATAAGCGAATTGATGAATTGACTAGTCAGATTGCTACAACTAAAGTATGTGAGTGCCCACCAATTGTGGTATCTGGTGTAGACGGCATGGGAAAACCATATTAAAAAAAATAAAAAAAAGTGAAATTAACTGTGTACATTACCTAAAAACTAGTGTATAATATATCTATCAAATGAAAAAGAGGAGTTCATTATGTTTAGCAAATCACAAATCGAATTACAGGCTCATATCGAAGCAAAGAATGCCGAAGGTAAAAAGTGGATGGATGAAAATCCTGGATCTTATTACGGTATGACTGTTACCGATCCTGCTCATTGGGCAGAGCAGGGCATTACCAGTGTCGAGCAATACGAGTACCAGATGGAGTACTATGGCCTGTTTGACTACATTGCAAATTTGACATCAAAGGGCAATGCTCGGTATTTGCTAAGTCTTTGTTGCACTATGGATGATCTTAACGTGGCTTATGCTGAATTCAATTGTAATCATGAGGTGGCATAATGGCTAAAGTACAAACATCTGAAGCATTTGGTTCTATGTTTACGACTCA